CTTGCTCCGCGCATAAAGCCCGCCGAAACGGGTCAGATAATTTGAATTGCTGTTAAGCGGCGTCGCCAGGATATGTGGCGTCGTCGTAAGCATATTTGCCTGGGTGATACTGAATGGCTGTTACCTGACTGATCCCGTCATTACCCGGAGTTATCTCTCCAATCAGCGCGTCATACGGCACACGGACAGAGGAGCAGAACAGCAGGCGCGGTTGCTCAATGCACGGGTCGTTCATTACCCACAAATCCGGCTCCAGTGATGCGCTGTACGGTACCGATATGGTGAAGTCATCAATACGTGTCGGGGTAAGCATTTCGGATGCGCGACCATCCTG